GACGGGGGGGATGTTGCGTTGTGCCTCAACGGCGCAAAGCCGTTCCTGATGGTGACCGACCCGCCGTACGGGGTGGAGTACGACGCCGATTGGCGAAACTCTGCACTTCGTTCCGACGGCACGACCTCCAATGGTCGTGCCGTCGGAAAGGTTGCGAACGACGACCGAGCCGACTGGACGGAATCATGGAATCTTGCTCCGTGTTCCGTTGGGTATTTCTGGCACGACGGACGGCGTGCCAGCGAGGTGCAGTCTTCGATCGAGGCGTGCGGCTTTATCATTCGGTGCCAGATCGTGTGGGTCAAAAGCAACTTTGCCGTTGGACGCGGCGATTACCATTGGGGCCACGAACCGTGCTGGTACGCCGTTCGGTCTGGCGAGAAGTCTCGATGGATCGGAGATAGGAAGCAATCCACGACATGGAACATCGCCAAACCCAGCAAATCTGAAACCGGGCACTCTACTCAGAAGCCCGTCGAGTGCATGGCCCGCCCAATCCGCAACCACGACGCTCCGGAGGTCTACGACCCATTCTCCGGCTCCGGCACCACGATCGCCGCGTGCGAGCAGTTGGGGCGCAGGTGTTTTGCCATTGAGATAGAGCCGAAGTACGTTGACGTTGCGATCCGTCGCTGGCAAAAACTGACCGGCAAGTCGGCAACGCTTGACGGCAAGACGTGGGCCGACGTTGCGTCGGAACGCGGGGTGGCCGTTGACAACGGCTGAATCCCACATGCTCGGCAACCTCGACATGACCGATGAGCGCGATCGCGGCCTGCTGCGCCGTCGCGTTTCCGATCCGACGAACAAGCGTCGGCGTTGGGGCGAGATTACCGAGGAGTTCAAGTCCGACGCCGTGCGGGCGCTCAAGTACGCTCTTCGCCTTGCGACCGAGAAGCAGGACGCTCGCGGCATTCGCGGCATCGTGCAAACTCTGGGCATGCTTGAGGGTCAGAACCAGGCCGACGAGCACCTCGCCGAGAAGTACGAACGCCTCGACAACGACAAGCCCACCGAGGCGGTGCAGCACGTCCGGCGGGTGATCCTGCAAGTGGAGGGGAAGCAGTGACAGAGTGATGCACGTCATGTTCGGCGGCTGGGACTTCGCACAGTCGGCTGTTTCCGGCACCATCGCTGGGGCCGTGCTCTCGGTTCGTTGCCCATCATGCCCCAAATCATCGAGCACAACTACGTAGCGCGCGGCGGGGCCGCACGGCTGTTCCAGTGCAGAGACCCGGAGGTGCTGTTCGAGGGGCCGGCCGGGACCGGCAAAAGCCGGGCGATCACGGAGTACATCCTGTGGTTTTGCGGCGAGTTCCCACGCTCGCGCGTCGCCGTCGTGCGAAAGACCCGCAAGTCTCTCTCCGAATCGTGGATGGTCACGTTCGAGAACGTCCTCCGCGAAAGCGCGCTGGACGGCACGTACCTCAAGGAGACGCTGGACAACGGGGCGCGACGCTCGCACCGCGACAGTTACGAGTTCGCCAACGGGTCGCAGATCGTGCTCGGCGGCATGGACAACCCGACCCGCCTGTACTCCACAGAGTTCGACCTGGTGTACGCCAACGAGGCAACGGAACTCACGGAGCACGAGTGGGAATCCATGCACCGCTCGCTCCGCAACAACAGGGCGACGTACCAGCAACTCCTCGGCGACTGCAACCCAGACGCGCCGACGCATTGGCTCAACGTCCGGTGCAACGCTGGCAAGACGACGCGCATTCTTTCGCGCCACGAGGACAATCCGAGTCTCAAGCCCGACTACCTCGAGCGCCTCAAGGCCCTGACGGGCGTGCGACGCGCGCGGCTCTACGAGGGCAGGTGGGCCGCCGCCGAGGGCATCATCTACGATGGGTTCGACCGCTCGTTCCACGTCATCAAACCGTTCGAGATTCCCGGCGACTGGACTAGGTACCGATCCATCGACTTCGGGCTCGTCCACCCGTTCGTCTGCCAGTGGTGGTCCGTTGACGGCGACGGCCGCGCGTACCTCTACCGCCAGTGGGTCAAGACCGGATGGACCGCCGCGCGGCACGGCAAGAAGATCGTCGAACTCACGGGCGACGAACGGATCGAGGCGACGATCAGCGACCACAGCGCCACCGACCGGGCGACGCTCATGGAGGCCGCCGGCATCGTCACCACGCTCGCCGACAAGCAGGACAAGCTCGCGGGTATCGACGCCGTGTCGGAGCGGCTTCGCAAGGGCGACGACGGCCGCGCGCGCCTCTACGTCTTCGAGGACTCGCTGGTCGAGGCCGACCCCGTGCTGCTCGAACGCCATCACCCGATTGACCTCGCCTCGGAGATCGACGGGTACGTCTGGAAGCCCGGCACGAAGGGCCCGAAAGACGAGCCGATCGACCTGCTCAACGACTCGTGCGACGCGATGCGATACATGGTCATGCACCTCGACGCCCGACCGGCTATAGTGCTTGGCGGGTGGGCGGATGGGCCGAGAAGTAACCAAGACGCTGAATGGAGTTAGTCATCGCCGAGTTCTCCGTAAAGACGATTGGGATGCCCGCGGACAGCGGTACGCCATAAACATGCTCCCCCTCCACTGCCCCGACCGCGATCCCGTCCGCGCCCACATGCCGATGCCGCCGTACCTGGAATACGCGCACGCTCGCATCCTTGCGATGGAGAAGTTGATTGCCTCGTCTCAGGCGATGAACGCCTGCCGCGCGATCAACTGGACGCCGAAGATGCCCGTCGAGTTCCGATCGCAGTTCGGCGAGGACGTGTACCTGTGGAACCTGTTTGGCGGCAAGTTGTCCGGCGTGTTCCTTGAGGCGGGCGCCTACGACGGGGTGGAGTTGTCGATCAGTTACGCCTTCGAGTCCGTCGGATGGCGCGGGTACCTGGTCGAGCCGCAGCAGGACAAGGCGCTCCAATGCGTGGCGAACAGGCCCGGCAGCGTTGTGGTGCCCAAGGCGCTCCAGAACACGGACGGGAAGCGGGTCGCGTGTCTGAGCCGGGGCCTGGAGACCAGATACTTTGTCGGCGCGGAGGGCGACGAGACAACGACCATCGCCACCGTGCTCGCCCCCGAGGGCGAGTCCGACATCGACTTCGCCGTGATCGACGTTGAGGGCGACGAGGTTGCGGTCTTGGAGGGTCTTGGCCACCGCCGTCCCAGCGTGCTGTGCGTGGAGGACTCGGAGCCGCTGGAGGCGAGCAAGGTTGTTGAGTGGTGCCTGACGCACGGGTACGTCCTCGTCGCGTCGATGTGGTGTAATCGGTTCTTTGTTCGCCGTGATTGCATGGACCTGATCGCGCGGGCGGAAAGGATGCAGCGTGCGTAAGCCCCGAGACATCCTGAACAAGTGCGGCGCCGTTCCCAAGTCGTGCGAGCACGCCGACACGGAGGTTCATGAGGGCCGCTTGCGCTGCGCCGACTGCAAGCGCTATCTGGATTGCGTCAGCGACGAGCGCGACGAGCCGATCGTGCCCGTGAGCAAGAGCGATGGCGCGAAATCCTAGCCCCCATCCGCGCGGATGGAAGGATATGAAGTGTGCCCGGTCCGCGGTTCGACGGACCGATAGAAACCGCGGTATACTTGAGCCGCCGGTGTGGATGACTGGCGAACGCTCCGATGTGGCTAGGACGGGTTTGGGACTACATCATCAAGAGTGTTGTTGGCGGACCGCCAACGCTTTTCGAGCCGCCCGACCCGAAGTGGGTCCTTGGATCAATCACGCCCGGCGACGAGGCCGCGTCTCTGATCGGGACCGGGAACCGACCCGCGAGCGAACTGGTCCGGCGTCTCGCGGGATGGGTGTCTATTCTCGCCGACCGCAACGCTTCGGCGTGCTCCGCCGTGACGTTGCGTCTCTATCAGCCCGCCAAGTCCCGCAGGCGTGGCCGAAGGGTGACCGATCGAAAGACGCTCGAGCACCTTCGCGCTTCGTACATGGGCAAGGCCGCTTCGTGGGCGAGCAACACCGAGAACATTGAGGAGGTCGTAGAGCATCCGGCCCTTGAGTTGCTGGATCGCCCAAATCCTGTCATTGAGAGCGGGGCCCAGTTTGCGTACCAGCGATTCTACGACCGGGAGTGGTCCGGCAGTTCGTTCGTGCTCGTGATTGGGGACGGCGAGCCCGCCGCGCTCTATCGCATGGCCCCGCAGATCACGCGGGTCGTGCTCGACCGCCGGTACTTCATCGGCGGATACTGCTACGGTCAAGACGCGTCGATCGAGCAGCGTTTCGGTGCCGACGAGGTGATGTACTCCAAGTTGCGTCCGTCTCCGTTCCGTCCGTATCTCGGGTGGACGTGGGTTCAGAGCGTGATCCTCGACGCCGATCGGTACGCGGCGTCAACGCAGGCGGACTACGCGCTCTGGACCCGGGGCGGAAGACCGGACTACGCCTTCAAGCTGCCGCAAGGAACGTCGGAGGCGCAGGTCAAGTTGTTCCGCGAGTACCTCGCCAACCATCACCAGGGGCCGGCGAACACCGGGCGGCCCTACGTTGGCGTGGCCGAGGAAATCCAGGTGCTTGGCTGGGCCCCGAAGGACCTTGAGGGCGTCGCGTCGCGCGCCGACGCCTTGCAGATCATGGCGTCGGCGGCTGGCGTTCCGATGTCCGAGATCAACATTACCGAGAGCAACTACGCGAACAGCAAGACCGGATCGCGGCGGTACTACGAGTTGACGATCAACCCGAGGCTGGTTGCGGACGCCGCGATGTTGACGAACCAACTTCTCCCCCGGTACGGGATTGCGCCGGGCGAGATGTGGTTTGCGTACGACCAGACGGTGCGCGAGGAGGATGACGCCGTGGCCCGCCGCGCGTCGCTCCTGTTTTCCGGCGGCCTGTATCGCCTGAACGAGGCGAGGCAGACGATCGGCATGGACGAAATCGAGGGCGGCGATCGGTTCGTGTGGGAGCCGACTCAACAGCAGATCGAGCGGCAGCGGGCCGAACTGGACGCCGAGAATCAGGGGCAAGCGGCGACGATCGACGGCCCCACCGAAGCCGGCGCAAGCGGGCGCGACGTGCAGGCCGAGGCGCTCAACGGTGCCCAGGTCCAGGCGTTGACCGACCTTGTTCAGGGCGTGGCGCTGGGACGAATGCCGATCGAGTCGGCGAGGGCGATTGCGCGGGCCGCGTTCCCGCTTGTTCCGGAAGAGACGCTGAACGCGATTTTCGCCTCGCTTGTCGGATTTACGCCGACCCCCGATCCGGCGTCGTCTCCGGCGGAGACGAAAGAGCCCGCCGAACCGGGCACCGAGCGTCAGCCTTCCGACAAGGAACGGGAGGACGAGCCGGAGGACGGCAAGGCGGCCAAGTCGCGGCATCCGGCGTACGGC